AACACCACTACCGGCCAAGTCTCTGGAGCGGACACCAGCCTCACCGTTCGCGCCCTGATCTTCGAGGCCAAACCCGAAGAGTTCGAGTCCGCGTACCAAACAAGCGACCTGAAGGTCATCATCGGCAATGCCGAGCTTGGAGCGTACGTACCAAGCATCCGCGACCGCATCCAATACACCCAAAACAGCGCCACAAAAACAGGCCGCATCATCCAGTGCAAAACCTCCCGTGGTGAAAACCCGGTAGTCCACACCATCCTGTTGAGGCCCCAGTAATGGTTACTCTCCGTGACCTAGAGCGTGATGCTTATGCGTGGGTAAACAGTGCGGCACGAAATGCCGCAAAGGAAATTATGAATGACTTAGCAGAGGCCGGTCCTAACTGGAGCGGAGAGTTTCAAGACAGCTGGGTTGCACACGCCCCCGGCGGGGGTTCAGGAGGAGGTGCTTACCCCTACGGGTTAAAAGACATACCCAAACTTCCGGCAACCAAAAAAGAAGCCCAGCGCAAGACAAAGTTCATCATCGAAAACGTCGCTGATCACGCAGCGATTGCACTGGACTTAGTGGACGTTCCCGCGGAGGAATTTCGCTTCCCTGGGCAAGGACCTCAGGGCGATATTGTTGCCCGTGGCACACGTCCCGATAACGGTAAGCGCGGCGAAGTTGAACAGGGCAGAGGAAATGCTCGCAGCACGGCTCCGCTTTTCTGGTATCAAACATTTGTGCAAGGAGGCAAAATGCAAAAAGCCTTGGAACGTGGCGTACGCCTCGCTAAACCGGAATGAACTACCAAGCTATTCGCGCTGTATTTGAAACGCCGTTGCTGACGGCATATAACAGCCTGTCGCCAGCAGTTCCGGTCTACTTCGACAACGTGATGAATGACGGGGCCGATAGCGCCGAAGAGTTCGTCCACATCAACATCCAATTCGGCCTTACCACTGAAAGTTCGCTAACGACGAGCCTCGACATGGTGCGCGGCGTAATCATCATTCGCACTTACACCCCAAAAGGACGCGGCCCCGCCCGCAACCAGACGCTAATCAACGTCGCCACCACCGCTCTCCAAACAATCAACGCCACACCAAAACCTGCATCTGGCGTTTACGTCCGCACTGGGTCTATCGACGGTCCCGCATTTAGCCCGGATTTCGGTGGTACGACCCCCGACCAACAATCCCGCCGGGCATTTACGCCCTTCTTTATTTCACGAATCGAGGCAGGATTCCAAGCGCAAGTTATCTCTTAATCCTTAGCTGCACTGGAGCTAACCTGTATTAAGCCGGGCTGTGCCCGCGTCACTGTCCCATCCATTAGGTAAAACCGATGGCCACCGTCCTGTCGGGCACTTCCGGCGCCCTGTATTACACCCCTGCCGGCACTTCCGTCACCACTCTTGCCGCCGGTGCGTTTCCAGCAACTGGCGCCAACATCACCGTCGGCTCCTACCTGGGCTTCAAGGTCAACGACCCCGTGACCCTGACCTATCCCGCAGGTGCCGTCACCACCAACGCAATCGCCGCTGGTCCGTATTTCGTCAAGACTTATGTTGCCGCAACCGGCATCATGACTCTTAGTTCCACCGCTGGTGGTAGCGCCGTAACTGCAACTGCAGCACCCAGCGGCTTCGGCGCAGCTTTTGCCAGCATCACGTACACCGCCCCTGCAGCTGTGGGCAGCGTGCGCGAGTGGAGCTTCGAAATCACACGAAGCGAAATTGACGTCACAACCATCGGCCAGGAAGTTGGTCAGTACGCGCCTTTCCGTACCTACATCACCGGCTTCGCTGACGGCTCTGGTTCCGCCACGGTGTACACCACCGATGATGACACCAACCTGTCCAGCCGGATGATCGAAGACGTCATCCAACGCACCCAAGCCGGTGCGCAAATGAAGCTCTACATCGACCGCATCGTGTCTTCTGGCACGGTCAACGACACCACCAGCCGCAGCATCACGGTGCCCGTGATCCTGACCTCGGCCAGCCTGACCGTGAACCCGGACGATGGCCAAAGCGTTGAAATCGCTTTCCGCCCCAGCGAAGCCCCCACCTTCGACCTGTCCAAGTCCTGATAGGCTCCTACTCAGCCAGTTCAGCACACCGCGCCCCAGCCCTCACCGGCTGGGGCTTTTTATTTCTATTGCGCTACACTACTTCTGTCTTAAGTAGCAGTTTTTTTATGCCTGCCGCGCTTCGTGCAATCGACCGTCTCCGCAAGGCAGCAAACCTGGAGCCCACCAAGAAAGTAGTGGACCTCAGCGACGGCTCCACCTTCGAGATGTGGATCACTCCTCTGACCATGGCCGAGCGCGAACGCGCCCAAAAACAAGCCAAGTCCGAGGACGCCACCGCCTTCGCCCTCCAACTGTTGCTGCAGAAAGCCTGCGACGAATCTGGAGCGAAGCTCTTCAGCGCTGGCGAGATCGACGTCCTCAAGAACGAGGTCAAGGACAAAGATCTTCAAGCTTTGATGCTGGCTGTCCTGACCGATGATTCGGAGGAGCTGGACACCAAAAGCGCTTGAAGCCGAACTAAAGAAGGACAGTTACCTGCGCACACAATTCCACGTAGCGGAAAAGCTTGGAATGACGCTGTGCGAGATCCGCACCAAGATGACGGACACCGAACTCATCGGCTGGTACACCTACTTCAAGATCCAAGCCGACGAGGAGCGAGCTGCCTACGAAAAAGCCAAGCGCAGCCGCCGTTAACCCGGCGGCTTTTTAACCGGATAGACTTTACAGAGAACTAAGCCCCCTGGAACGTGGCCAGCTATGCAGCTGTAATTGATCTGCGGGTAGACGGCCTACAAGGTCTTCGACAGCTGGAAGACCGCCTCGAGGTAATCAATAATCTGGTAAAAAGCGTAAAGCCCATTCCAACGCTTTTTGATAAGAGAGGAAGTGATGAACTAAAAGCAGCAAAAGCAGAATTAAGTTCCTTAGTAAAAGCCTATGCAGACGGCAGTGTCAAAGCTAAGACGTTTTCAACGTCTATCGCTGGACTAAACAAGCAGTTAACTACATTTCGTGCCGTAGCTGCTAACGCTAAAGCGGGATCTGATGATTTTACAAACGCATTAAAAGCCGCCGAGATTGCTTCTAGTAAGGTAGTTTCAGCGGAGCTAAAACGTTTAAATGCTTTAGAAGATATTTACACCCGTCAGGCATCAGGGAGTCTGACGCCAGAAGCACAAGGCCCATCCGGCATGGTCCGTAATTTATTGGACTTACGCAAGGAGCTGCCCAAGAGTATTGCCGGACTAAAAGCTTATGCTGCCGAATTAGACAGAGTATTTGAGCTGGTAGAAGCGGGGAGTGTTGATTATAGAAGATTACAAAAAGAAATAGCCGATGTAAATAAACAATTAGCTATCGCTACAGGAGCAGGCGCTAAACAAGGACCATCCGCACCACCGAAAGCTCCTGCAGCTACACCGAGGGGTCTACAAGCTCCTGGTGTCATGGACGCCATCCTTGGCGCCGGCTTCCCCGCACTATTTGGCGGCGGCCCAGGTGCTATTGCCGGCGGCGGTATCGGCGGCTTCATCGGTGGAGCGATGGGCGGCCTTGGTGGCATGGCTCTCAGCATCGGGCTATCAGCCGTTGGACAGCAGATCGATGAAGCAGTCAAAAAAGTAAAAGAACTTGGTGACGCAATAAATGCGCTGAATGTTGACGACTTGCGTAAGAGTTTTATCGAGGTCAATGCCGAGCTAGCTACAACCGTACGTCGCCTGGTCGAAGTCGGAGATTTGGACGCAGCGCGTGCCGCTGCCGCCGCAGAAGTCACTAGGCAGACTGGAGCACTGGCCGGTCCTATGCAGCAAGTAAACGAGAGTACGGCCCGCCTTAGCTCTGCCTGGAACCAGTTCTACGGTTCTGTCGCTACAACAGTCGCCCTACTAGCCAAGCCGTTTATCGATGCGATCAGCGGCATCCTCCGTATTGTTGGAGGAGTTGTATTTGTAGTAAATACGATTCTTACCTCATTTAGAGAGTTAGGTAATATAATCATAAATTCAATACCAGAACCTCTTCGACGTATAGGTGAGATAATCTTTGCCATCTTAAATCCCATCGGAGCCATAGGGAGTCTTCTTCCTGCTATAAGCGAGGAAGAGCAAAAAATTGTTGCGGAACTTGTAAAAGCTACGGATCAGATGAACCTTCAGCTACAACTGGGGACTCAGTTTCTAGCTATCGAAAGTCAGCGCACCTTGGGGCGCACAGAAGCAGAAAAGCGTATAAACCAAGAGCTAGATAATCAGACCAAGCTGCTGCAACTAAACGAAGAGTTTCGGACACGCGAGCTGGAGCTACGCGAAAAGTACGCAGGCGTAACATCCGAAGCCGGCAAGCAAGAGCTAGAACTGGCCTTGGGACAACTGGAAGCATTAAAGCAGCAAGAAATTAAGCGCTTAAAAATCCAAGAGCTGTTGCAAGTACAAGCGCAACAGCTAGAGCAGAATAAAGCGTACCACGATCAAATTACCCAGTCTCTCCAGTATCAAATAGAGCGCATAACCATCATCCAAGAATTAAATGCGTCGCGGCTAAGCGTCGCGTCAGCATTTAGCGAATTAGAAGCTGCTCAGCTAAACCGTCAATACGAACTAGCGAACACAGAACAAGAGCGCTTTAATATAGCTGTAAAAATGTTCCAGCAGCGTGTTGAAGCTGCAAAAATTGAATTCCAGCAAGCAGTAGAGAACGCAAAAGCTGTAGCGGCAAAGGTCGAACTGGAGCACGCTCTCGTAAAAGTTAAGTATTTACAGCTAGACGCAGAAAAAGATATAGCTGTTGCACAAGCAAGAGCACGCGGAAATACCGAAGAACAAATTAAAGCTATCGTCGCCGGTTACGATAAAGCTTTAGTAAGCCAGCAAGCGGCTGTAGATATCAGCAAAGAACAAGTAGATGCTGCTGTTGAAGTAGCGCAAAACCAGATAAAAGTTGCCGACGCGGCCTTCAAAGTAAAAGTTATTCAAGCGGAAAGTGAGTTAGCTCAACGACTGGTTAGTAAGGAAATTGGAATGTCCAAACAGAACGCTGACCGGCTTGCCGGTTCTCTGAGCGCCGGCACCTCAAACGCAAATAATCTTGCCAAAGCGTTAGCTGCCGTCGCGCAGCAGGCTGCAAATGCAGCTGCCCAACTGGATCGCATTTACCGCCGTCAAGCGCCCGGCGGTGCTGCGCCGAGTGTGCAGGGCGCCGCCGAAGGTGCGTACTGGAAGGGCGGATTCAAAGCTTTTGCAAAAGGAGGTGTTGTCACTAAACCTACCCTTGGTCTTATTGGTGAAGGCGGTGAGCCCGAATACATTGTTCCTAAGTCAAAGGTTCGCGGTTTTGTGCAGAACTGGCTTGAAGGTCGTCGCGGAAAGGACGCCATTGATCTAGCTGCTTCTGGTGAACCCACGACATTTAGCGCTGTTACATCACGTACCAATATGACGTTCAGCCCTCCTTCCTCAAGCACGACAGGACCGATAAACATCCAGACCGGCCCCGTGGTGCAGATGGACGGTAAACGTTATGTGACACTAGACGACATGGAAATGGCCCTCCAGTCGATGGCAACCGTCGTGTTTAGCAGTAACCGTGCAGCCGGCACGCGCCGCTACACCGGAGTGCGCTGATGGCAAACAGAAGCCAGTCCTTTTACCTCCGCGTCTTCTCTGGAGCGACCGACTTCCAGCGCTGGCAGTCTTATTACGTCAATGAGACAATCACGTTTGCCAGCAAGACATGGAATTACCATCCTTTTACGGTCGAAGCTTTTACTGGCGGTAGCACACCCGGAGAGCGCTTTACATTGCAGGTTCCTGCAACCAACGAAGCCGTAGAAACGTTCACGTACGCACTGGGGCTTAATTGGTTGTGTGAAGTCAAAATGTACGAGTTCAATACCTTGGCTACACAAACTGCACCTTCTGGTAGCCAAGTCTTGATCGCTTCAGTTTTTGGCGAAGTTATTGAGGTACGCGGAGGGTTTACATCGCTGTCAGTGACTCTAGGATCAGGGTTAGCACCCGTGGGAGCACAAGCCCCGCCCCGCACGTACACCACGGCTCTGGTTGGCACTCCCCTACGAATATGACCCAGATAAAAATTACAGAACCGCTTTTTGTATCTCGCGCTCAAAGCGAAGCAGCTGGAACGCCACTGCAGGATTTAGCTGCCGCCGGGGCAACGTCTTTAGATACTGAGCAACAAGCCGTACAACTGGGAGAGCCAGTACCTATTGTCTTTTGTCGTCGCATCGACGGTGTAGGTGGCGTTCTAGCAAGTCCAAAAGCCACTGAAGGTGGTTACAGCAATAATGCAATAACTAATGAGCTGACAGTCAATCTTGAGCTTGTGCTCAGCGAAGGGCAGCTACCACTACTACAAATCCGTGACGTTTTTCAACGTGCTTGTCGGGTTGGTACATGGGCGCAAGCGTATGACGCACGTGCCGGCACCTGGAACCCCGGAAATACCGTAACTGTTGTTGCTGGAAAAACACCGTGGAATTGTCCGTACTACTGCGGCACTAGCGGTAGTTATGACAACATGACAACGTTGAGCTATACCAATACACACCCTGACGCGGACGACACCTGGAACAAACAGGTTCACGTTTTTGTGCGTGAGGGGATGCAGGTCACGCGGATTATCGACAGCACGTTAGGCTCCAGCAATAATTTTGTTGATTTAGTTTTATACTTAATTACACAGACAAATCGCGTACCTAGCACACTAATTGATTCTGCTGCGATGCTTATAGCAGCGCAATTTAGTAACACAAACGGTTTTTTCTTTAATGGTATTGTTCAAACGTCAACCAATTTAGAAGAATGGCTGTACAACACAAGCGCCGGATTTTTACTGCGTTTTTGCGACCGTGCAGGCAAAAAAATTTTGAAGCCTCGACTACCTATTAACGAAGACTTTACGATTAAAACAACAGCAATCGCAGCTGAGTACAAATTTACTGAAAACGACCTACTACCTAACGGTTTTGAAATTGACTACGTACCCTTGGAGCGCCGTTTGCCGGCGTGTATTTTAGTGTTGTGGCGGCAACAGCCTGATGATGATATAGGAATCATTCGCACAACTGAAATCCGCTTTGACGGCGAGGCTTTGTCCGGCCCTTACGAACAGTATGACTTAAGTGAGTATTGTGCTTCGGAAAATCATGCAGTCAAGGTAGGAACTTACTACGCCGCTCGCCGCAAATACATAACCCACAGCCTGCGCATCCAAGTCCGTCCCGGTGCATTTAACAGCACGCTGGAACTAGGCGACATTGTGCGGGTTCAGCTGGCACGAGAAACAGATGTCACCGACTACGCTATCCACGATTTCTACTACGAAGTAGATCGCATCAGCAAAGCTACAAGCGGTGTTGTAACGCTGGATCTAACCCACTTCCCGATTGACGAGCAAAACCGCAGCCTTGTTGCCCTGAAGGTTGCTGAAGCTGTCGGTGTTGGCTACACCATGCCGACAGGCCGCACAGACTTCTCTTGCGACATTGCAGGACGTCGCACTAACACAGGGTCGGTAGCAAACACGCCTGATCCCGATCCTCCGATCTTGCCTGACCCAGATAATTTTGAGTACACGGTGCCTACACCGACTATCACCAGCAATACAACGCCGATTACTTTCGGACCTGATGGTGCAACCATCCCAGGCGGGAGAAATGCTGTTCTTGGGGTAGCTGGCGCGAGCAGTCCTGTAGGAGATACGGAAAATCCGGCGGATCCTGTTGATGGCGCGGCACCGGACATTACCGGCGCTACGGGCGATTTCGGACGCCCGCTCAATGGCGACAATTTAGAGACCGCACCACCTTGCCCAGACGGAAAAGTCACTTGGTACAAACGACCCAAAGATGGCGGCGAACGCACTCAGCTACAGGAAGATACACTTACCGGCAATGATACGAGCACTTACACAGTGCAAACGAGCGATATTGATTACACCATTGAAGCGGATTCTCGCTGCCCAGATCCGAGTTCTCCCGACGGCTACGGATCTCCTTATACACAAACAACTGGTCCAGTCGAAGCAAACTACAACTTCTACAACTACGTCCGCTGGGTTGGAACACTAACCGCTCCATCTGGTACAACCCAAGAAACAACCTCTTGGTACAGCATCGCAGCCGGCAACATGGCTGCAACTATTGGACCTGTTTGGGGTTGTGTAGGCGATGTTCCTATTTCGCAAGACACTTTGACTACCTGCCCCCCTGTTGGTCCTATTAACTGGAGATCAAGTTCTGTAACTACAAACAAAGGAACTAACCCGACTGGTTTGTACGGAATAGGGGGTCTTGCCGTTTACGATAAATTTGCTGCATTTAATTCAAGTCCGTGCTATCTCTCTGCTGAAGCTGCTATTTCATGGGCTGGCACAGTCGAAGGACGAGTTATTTCAGTTGTAGGCAAATGGGAGTTCAGTGTTGACGGCAGCACTGTGGCAGCAGAATGGGAAGGTCGCACCGATCAAAGTGAGGGCGAGTAATGGCTACTTTTCCCGCTCTCAATCCCCAATCCCGCACATACACGCCAGGTGCTGCACCATCCACACCACTCGGTGCACTTGACGGTGACGAGCTGATGGTGCGTCACGCCAATGTCGTCAACGGTTACACGCTGCGGCTTGGCTTTACAGGACTTACACAAGATCAGCACTTTGCAATTACCAGTCATTACATGTTGCATGGACGATTCGATCCCTTCGACTTGGATTCGGTAACACTTCAGGGCTCAGGGTTAACATTTCCAACTGGCTACAGCTGGATTTACACCAAAGCGCCGGACACAACTTATACGCCCGACGTGATCTCCGTTACTGTTGAACTGGAGCTAGTAGCACCGTACGCGCTATGACCGTATTTCCGACGCTAGTTCCAAACGAGATTGGCTTTGACATGGGCCAAGCGAACATCAGCGAAGTGCAAACATTTGCTGGTCCTGTCCGCTTCCGACATAGCAAAGCCGTCAACAATCAAGTCCTGCGGATTGTCTACCGAGGACTTAGCCAAACGCAGGTCGAAACTCTGCGGCAGCACTACTACGAAAATCAAGCTTCGCTGTCTTACTTCACAGTGCCAGCTGCGATCTGGGGCGGCTTGACTGTTGTATCACCTAGTTCGTTGTATCGCTACGCCTCACCACCGGAGGAAGAGCATACCGGGCTGTACTACAACGTCAGCTTTAGCCTGCGCGTCATCGACGGCGTCAGCCTGTCGTACATCTTGAATGGCGGTGGAGCGCAGCTACCTACGACGACCGCATTTTCCTCCTTTGCGTTTACTGGTTATCAGCCGTTTACCCTTGATTGTGACGGGGCTAGTGTTACAGCTACGCTTGTTTTACAAGGCGGAGGCGCAAGCCAGTGACCACTCCCACCACGGTTCAAGTACGTCTGCAGATTCGAGCTGATACGGCTGCCAACTGGGCATCTGTCAACCCGGTACTGCTCACCAACGAATTGGGGCTGGAGTCGGATACTAAAAAATTCAAAATCGGCAACGGTTCTAGCGCATGGGGCAGTCTTGCTTATTTCCCGTCGATTGTTTCCGGCGGTACTGTTCTCGGCAATCTAGAAATTGGCACCACGGGCACGCTGACCTTTGAAGGCAGCACCGCTGACGGCTTTGAAACAACTCTTGCTGTTGTCAATCCCACGGCAGACCGCACGATTACGCTGCCGGATGCAAGCGGCACTGTTTTTCTAACAAGCGGCGGAACTCTTACTGGTAATTTAACCCTCAATAACCAGTCAGATCTACGCTTTGCGGATTCGGATAGCAGCAACTGGGTTGCATTTCAAGCGCCTGCAACGATTGCGAGTAATGTTACATGGACGCTGCCCGCAACCGATGCAGCAGTCTCTGGTTACGCCCTTGTCAGCGATGCCGCTGGTACGCTGAGCTGGTCGCAGGCGGGCGGTGCTGTGATCGTTGATGGAGGCAACTTTGCCAACGGAAGTAGCATTGTGACAACCAGCAGCACTATCGACGGCGGGAGCTTCAACTGATGCCAACACCAGCCACTAGAACTCCTGTCCGCATTGCGCGTGGCACCTACAGCAACCTGAATAGCAGCCTTGCTGATTTGCAGGAAGGTGAGATTTGTTACGCGGCGGATGAGAACAAGGTCTATGTGATCGAAGGTGGTGTGCTGACCAGCTTGCCGTATGGCGCGGGCTTGGATACTGCGCAGACATGGACAAAGGGTCAACGCGGGGAGATCACAGCGCTGACTGATGGCGCCACTATCACGCCAGATTTCAGCGATAGCAACAATTTCAGCGTCACCCTGGGCGGCAACCGCACGCTCGCTAACCCCACCAACTTGGTGGCAGGGCAATCCGGCTGCATCTGGATCACGCAGGACGGCACCGGCTCCCGCACGCTCGCTTACGGCAGCTACTGGGACTTCACCGGCGGCACCGCGCCGACATTAACCACAACGGCTAACGCCGTGGATTGTTTGGTGTATGCCGTGCAGAGCAGCACCAAGATCACCGCCCAACTGATCACCAACCTGAGCTGAGATGTCGATTCCTGGTGCCGGTAACCCGCTCCTGCTTGGTGGTGGTGCAGCAGGTGGCTACAAGATTGAACGCAGCCTGCGGTTTAACTCAGCGGATTCGGCGTATCTGAGCCGCACCCCGGCATCTGCGGGCAACAGGAAGACGTGGACTTGGGCGGGGTGGGTGAAGAGAAGTGCGTTAGGAGTCAGGCAGGCGTTATTTACTGTTTACACCAGCCCCTATTTAGGCTTGGAATTTTCGGGTGCAGATACAATCACCGTTCATGACAGCACGGAAACGACTATTGCTATCTCGCGCCAAACAACTGCCTTATACAGGGATCTTTCTGCTTGGTATCACGTTGTTCTTGCTTACGACACCACGCAGGCAATCGCAGCTAACAGAGTCAAGCTTTACGTTAATGGCGTAGAAGTCACCAACTTTTCAATTAACGCCAATCCTCCGCAGAATGCCGATACAGCGGTCAATATGGCCTACTTACACGCTATCGGCGTGTGGAACACTGTAGGGCATTATCAAAACGGCTACCTCGCCGATATCCACTTCATCGACGGTCAAGCGCTAACCCCCAGCAGCTTCGGTGAGTTTGACACCAACGGCGTGTGGCAGCCCAAGGCATACAGCGGCACCTACGGCACCAACGGCTTTCAACTCAAGTTTGCGGATAACAGCGCAGCCACCGCCACCACGCTGGGCAAGGACACCAGCGGCAACGGCAACAACTTTACGCCGAACAATCTCAGCGTAACTGCTGGTGCAGGCAACGACAGCCTGACGGATTCACCCACCAACTACGGCATTGACACAGGCGCTGGCGGTGAGGTAAGGGGGAACTATTGCACATGGAATCCTTTAACAGCATCTATTACCGGTGCAACACTGTCAAACGGAAATCTAGACCTGCAAACACCTGTTACCAACTACGGATTAACGCACGGAACCATTGGTGTTTCATCGGGAAAATGGTATTGGGAGGTTAGGATCAATAGCCTTGGAGATGCTCTAATTGGAATTGACTCAAGAAGCGTAACAGCATCAAATCTCTATCTTGGCGCGGGGATCTCATATTCCTATACCAATTTAGGAACAAAGTACGGACCAAACGCCGCAAGTGCTTCTTACGGTGCAACCTATACAAGCAACGATGTGATAGGCGTTGCTCTTGACCTTGATGCCGGTACTTTATCTTTTTACAAAAATGGCACAAGCCAAGGGCAGGCTTTTAGTGGCATAGCAGGCACATTTGTCCCTGCATTTTCAGATGGAAGTGCCAGCACGGTTGCCGGCGCAAATGTCACCGCCAACTTCGGCCAACGCCCGTTTACCTACACCGCCCCCAGCGGCTTCAAGGCGCTCTGCACGCAGAACCTGCCTGCCCCCACCATCACCAAGCCCAGCACCGTGATGGATGTGGCGCTGTGGTCGGGCAACGGTTCCGCACGCAGCATCACAGGGCTTGGTTTCAACCCTGATCTTGTATGGATTAAAGGGCGGTCTGGCACCACCGACCATGCGCTTTATGACTCAGTGCGTGGTGCCACGCTTGATCTTGTTAGCAATAGCACTGCCGCTGAGACGACTCAAACACAGGGCTTAACGGCGTTCAACAGCGACGGCTTCAGCCTTGGCACGCTGGCAAAGGTCAACACAAGCACTGCGACCTATGCAGGCTGGGCGTTTGACGCCGGCTCATCAACAGTCACCAACACCGCCGGCACCATAACCTCGCAGGTGAGGGCTAATCCGAGTGCGGGGTTCTCGATACTAACCTATACAGGTGCCACAAACTCGTCAACGATTGGGCATGGTCTTGGTGTTGCACCTTCTTTAATCATCAACAAGTCTCGTGGAGGTGTCGGACAGTGGGTTATTTATCACGCAGCACTCGGTTATAACTACTACGGCGGGTTTAGCACAGCGGCGTTTGTTAACAATATTGCCGCTTGGAAAACGGCACCAACATCCAGTGTCTATACCATCGGAAGTGCCGCAGAAGCGCCAATCCTTAACACAACTGGCGAAACCTATGTGTCCTACTGCTTCGCCCCAGTCTCGGGCTACAGCGCCTTCGGTTCCTACACCGGCAACGGCAGCGCAGATGGTCCGATGGTGTTTACGAACATGCGTCCGCGTTGGATCATGTTGAAGCGTACAGATACCACAAGCAACTGGACGATTATTGATACTGCCCGCGAAGGTTACAACGTAGACAACGATCCTTTGTATCCAAATACTGCCGATGTAGAAGGCACTGCTGATCTTGCCGACATTTTGAGCAATGGCTTCAAGCTGCGCAGTATAGATGCTTCTGTGAACGCTAGTGCTGGTACTTATATTTATGCATGTTTCGCAGAATCGCCCTTCGCCCTGGCTCGTGCCAGGTAACACCTACCCATTAGCGAGCCATGTTCATTCTGCCAAGCGGCCAACCAATCTCCCCCGATGTGCCGTTCACACTGGATGGCATTTCCTATCCCGCCAACTGGTTGCGTCTTGCAACGCCTGAAGAGCGCAGCGCCATCGGCATCACCGAAGAGCCCGACCCCGCTCCCTACGATCAGCGGTTTTACTGGGGCTATGACGCCGACGGCAATCTGATCCCTAAAGATCACGCCCAGCTAGTGACCGAGTGGACCGCCCAAACTCGCTACACCGCTAATACCCTGTTGAGTCCTACTGACTGGATCATCATCCGCGAGGCAGATAACGGCGTCGCCGCAGATCCTGCCATCAAGACGTGGCGCGAAACTGTGCGTTTAGCAGCCGGCAGCAAGGTCTACGAAATTGAGCAGACCACAACCACCGACGAACTCGCCGCCTACATCACTGGCGCTGACTATCCCGCGTGGCCACCCCAAGATCCTGCCGATACTCCTGCCGGTAACGAGTGATGGCTGTAAAAAGTAAAACCGCCTTGGGACGTGTCGACCACAAAGCCGGGCGCCCAAAAACCACAAAACAAGGCAACGGTCAGCACAGCAGACCGCGTGGTACCCGTAAGTTACTGAAAGGTCAAGGTAAGGGCTGATGGCTAACAAACCCAAAAAGATGACGGCTACGCAAAAGTACGCAGCCCTTAAACGTCAGACCGAAAACGCAGGCATGAGTGTCCGCGAGAAAGACGGCAAACTCGTTGTACGCCGCAAGACCAAAAAGTCAAAGGACTAAGCCGCTAACCTGTGAAAAAGGTCGGCAGTATGCCTCGCAATGGACAACCACGAAGAGGTTTACGCCGCAGCGCCTGAGCACCCCAACCCCTTTAACCAAGCCGTGCCAGCCCTTTTGACCGCAGCGGTCGTGGGTTTGGCCGGCCTTTTTGTACAAGTCGCCAAGCTGGATCAGTCTGTTAGCACTGTCGCCGCCGACATCCAAGAACTCAAGAACGACTCAAAAGAAAGGCTTAGCGACCTCGAAACTAGAGTCCGCCACATCGAAATGACTGTCGGCACCAAAAAATGAGCGTCGTCCACACCACCGACTACGGCAACGGCTACGTCCTCGACCAGCTGGAGAATGAACGAGGCGAGCTGTACTACCGCGCCTGCAAAGACAGCATCTGCCGCTACGCCGAAGACCACTACATCGCAATGATGTACTTAGAGAACATGGGCTGGGACCCTAAAGCAGACCCCCAGTAATCCACTGCACAATCGCATCCTCCCGATGCGGCTCCCAAAACGGCTGGTTCCTGTACCACTCAATCCAGTCCTCCGCTGACTTCGAAATATTGCACCCAAAGCAGCAAGCCACAAGATTCTGCTGGTGCGTATGCCCACCTCGAATCTTGGGATGTACGTGATCCAGCGTGGCGGAACGCCCCAAATCCGCAGCGCAGTAGGCGCACTTGTTGTGCCAGTGTTTAAGGATTGATTGCCGGAATCGCGCCTTTGCTTCTTTTTTGTTTAAGTATTCGCCATCTTCGATGCGATGGTCCATACCCAGAAGTCGCTTACCGGAATGTAGCGGTAGAAACTATTACGTGCGCTGGTTCTCTTCTTTAGTACAGCTAAACTTTGTCGAGAATCCTTATTTGCTATGGATCCCACCACTGCAGCTGTAATCGCCATCTTGGTTGCCGCTGGCTCTGAGGTCATCGCCATCCTCCCGATCAAGGAGAACAGCTGGGTCCAGCTGATCGTCAAAGCCCTGAAGGTGATCTTCCCAAAGCGCTGAGATCCGACACGGTTTGGCTGGCGCGATTCGGCGACAAGGACTGGCGTGATCACCTACGCAAAGCAGCGCAGGACCACAAATTCCACGCCGCGCTCCAACCCCGCCTTGATCGCGCCATCGAAGACTGGCACGCGGATCAGCCATTAACACCAAAACCCGTTGTGGTTCGTGAACCACCGAATGACGAACTACAAACCGGCGAAAGCCGCCTTCTGGGTGGCGCCATGAGTATCCACGCCCCCTGGTCCGATGCCCTCCAACAAGATCCGCCTTAACGACCTATTCCGGTTCTACAAGGCATTGCCCCACCAAATGGCGGCAATAACCGAGCTGGAAGCCGCCATCAACAAGGCAAACCCGCACATCTTGGGCCGCGACCAAGGCTGGTTCAAAACCTGGAGCGTCGCAGGTAAACAAACTAACTTCCCCAATAGCTGGGAAGGCATTCTCGAAGCCGCCCGCGTTGCTGGCGCCAAGTTCCCCGAACTCGTCGCAGCCCAGTGGGCACTGGAGTCAAATTATGGAAAACTTGTCTCCGGCCGCAATAACTTTTTCGGCCTAAAGGGCGAAGGTAGCGACAAGAAAACCCAAGAATTTATCAACGGCCAGTGGGTCACGATCACCGACAGCTTCATCGACTTCCCCGATCTGCTGTCATGCGTAATGTATCTCGTCGATCACTGGTACAAAGACTACAAGAATTACAAAGGCTGCAATAACGCCGCAACCCGCGAAGAAGCAGCTAAGTGGTTACATAAGGAAGGATATGCTACGGATCCCAATTATCCGGGCAAATTAATCCAGCTGATGGACCAACACGCTGGCACGAAACCACTGGTTCCAGCGAAAGAAAAAATCCTCAAGGTTGCCTACGAATACCAGCTCGGATCTGACGACGGCCCCACCGGCTGGCGCCAATGTTTTAGCTCCAGCTGCGCAATGGTGGCCCGCTACTACAAGAAAATTTCAGGCGATTACGAGTACAACAAAATCCGCGCCCGCTTCGGCGACACTACCGACCCCAAAGCGCAGATTGCAGCCCTGAAATCACTGGGGCTAAACGCCACCTTCGAAATGGATGGCACAGTCGAAGACCTGGAGAACGAAATCACCCACGGCCACCCAGTTCCCGTCGGCTGGCTACACAAAGGACCCGTAAGTAACCCGAGCGGAACGGGCCATTGGAGCGTCGTGGTGGGATATACACCGACGCACTTCATCCACAATGATCCGTTCGGCGAGGCAAATCTGACTGCTGGCGGCTACGTCAGTAACAAGGGAGGCGCGGGCATCGCGTACTCCCGCAAGAACTGGCTGCCTCGCTGGCTCATCGAAGGCAACGACACCGGCTGGTTCCTAAGAATCCGCCCGAGGTGATCATGCGCCCCATCGAACACTCCACTGAGTCCAGCTTCCACAAAGCTGCAACCGACCAGTGGCTAGTCAACTTGTTCAACAAACAGGATTATCGCGGCCTCCTCGAAGCCGCCCTTGTTCTGAACACGCTCCACCAGCTGGAACGAACAAAATCGGCCTGGGCTATCCGCGAAGCCGCCGATAACCTGGCCGATCAATTCGGAATGGACCGCGATTCCGCCTAATTCTGGTTGTACTTCTGGTACAGCCCGGTATAGGTGTGGTGCTGGGGGTGCTCAGGATTAGAGCGCCCATCCCACTCGTACAACTTTTCGAGCAACTCCACCCGGGCATGGTCGACGATCACCTGCCCCCAGTTCTGGCGATCCAGCTCAGTGACTTGACTGCTCACGTTTAGCCTCCACGAGTTTCAGATTCCGCCGAGCCGTCTCTTTCGGCCCACGGGACGAGCGCACCAGCTTAGGCTTTTTCGCCGCCTGCTCAGGCACCTCAACCTTGCAATTCGGATAACGATTCGTGGCAAACGTAATCGCCTGCTGGAGCGACTCCGCCCGAACGAGATCCCGCATTGCACCTTGCCCCGGCAGCCAAATCTTTAGCTCGAACAGCTGCGCTTTTTCTGCACTGGTGCGTGAGCGACCTTCACCGAGCCGCAGCTCCGGGTCTTGCTGGTTCTGGAACGGTACTACTTCCATGACCGGGGATAGGCGGGTTCATCAACGCTATGCACAGCAACGTTGCTGTTAGTGCACTCAGCAACAGCTCTCGCCGCAGCGACAGCTCGTTCATATGTGACCCACGAGGATGCATCCTCCTTGGATTGGGTGAGACCGATTCCTTTACCGGGACCGTAAACCGCCGTAACCCAGCGATCTTCGACCATGACGACATAGCGCGTCATCTGCCTTTGTGTGACTACTGTGTGAGCCTAAAGCTTCCGCCTAGTCTTCGTCGGTATGTATCGAAACACAACCGAGTCTCATGCGTCAGTTTCTGACACATCTCCTGATTGCTTGGAGCGCATCCTTCCCTGCACCCGCCGCTGCACCGACTCCGCCCAAGCTGCCTTATCAGCAGCCTCCGCAGCCTTGTAATCCGACGCTGGAACGGCTTTTTCCAAAGCGGCGTAAACCATATCCCGCAACATCCCCGTTACACGCTTGCCCTCACTGGCTGCAAGCTGTTCAGCCAACTTGTAGCGGTGGCTGTCCAGCAGCAACTGACAGTAAATTTTCGACCCGTGCTTCAGCGGCATTGCTGGTTTTCTAGTCTCCTACACAGTAGCATACTGCGACACATTAGACGCGCCAGCGCACGTCCTCATCCACCCCCTTCCTCCACGAGTTCGACTGCGCCAACCGTGCACTGGTGCGCTGCTGCCTGGAACCCTTCCTAACTCCCCGCGCAAACTCCAAAAACGCAGCCATTCTGTGCAAATCGCTCGTTTTGGCCGCACGAATTTCCCGCATTAGCCACTCCATCACCAACTCACGGCCCGTACGCGGGAGACTCATGAGACTAAA